TGTTATTACATCAGGTATTCTACATGGCATATTCTCCTGGCGCGCCAGGAGTATTGCGTTAGCTTTGGCTTTACCAATGCCTTTGATGTTGGTTAGACCGCCCAGAAACGTTCCATCTTTATATGACCAACTCAATTCGCTCTTGTCTAGATCATAAGGTTTAAAACTGTATCCTGTTCGATCCAATTCGCGCAAGTATCGTTTAATGCTATCTTCAAAATGAGTATTGCTAATGTTGGCTAGAGCAAACTCAACAGGGAAGTGCGCCTTCAATACACAGCACATATATGATATGGTTCCGTAAGCAACTGCATGACTTTTATTGAATGCCCACGAACCCATCTTGTTTACACTATCCCAAATCTTCCTGGCCGTTACTTCATCGATACTTTGTGACATTGCTCCCTCTCGGAAACGTTGCCAAAACTTATCGAAATATTCTATGCCAAAGGATTTACTCATTGCCTTTCTTAATGTTGATGTATCCTCCCAAGACAATAGACCAATCTCACGAACACAATTCATTACTTGTTCTTGGTAGACAATAATGCCATAGGTATCTTCAGTATAGCGTTGCATAGATGGATGAACATATTCCGTTATCTTGTTCCCCATCCGGCGAGCAATCCATTCGTTACTCGCGCCAGAAGCAAATGGCCCTGGTCTAGCTAGAGCAGTCAAACAAGCAATGTCATCGAAACGATCTATATGCAATCTCCTGGCGAGAGTTTGTAATGCTTGACCTTCAAACTGGAATATTCCGCAGAACAAATGTTTACGCAATACTTCAAAAGCCTTGTCATCGTTCAATGGATACTTGATTAATTGATCATATGTCCATCCGATAGCCTTAAGACAGTCTGCAATTATCGTTAGTGTCTTTAACCCAAGACAATCAATCTTCATTAGGTTAATTGACTCGGCATCGTATTTATCTATCTGAACAGTATTCGTTCTCACATCCATAGCGACATAATTGATAATAGGTTCGTTAGTGATTATAACTCCAGCTGCGTGCTTGCCAGTATGACTTGCATGATTTTCTAAGTCTCCCGCAATAACCATAGCAGGATATTTGCCAATGAACTTCTGACCTAATTCTAATTCTTTGAACGTATCAAGAATACACAAATTGGCACGAGAGTCACCAGACTTTCTAATCAGCATAGCATCTTTGACATCCTTAGTATCAATGTCAGGAATGCCTAATGCTTTGGCCGCTTCACCAATGGCGGACTTAGGTTTGTATCGTGATATTGTTCCGAGCCTAGCTACATTTTCTACACCATATTTATCCATCAAGTATTCAAATACCAACTCTCGTTTGGTGTCTTGGAAATCAATATCAATGTCTGGCAAATCATATCTTGTTACGTCAATAAATCGCTCAAATATGAGATTGTGAGGTATAGGATCAATGTCAGTAATGCCCAACAAATAGCATACAAGACTACCGCAGGAACTGCCACGCGCAGGACCCACCACCATATGTTGTTTTGCATACTTAATCATATCCGTTATTACAAAGAAATAATCATCATAACCTTTGTCTTGAATTAATGTTAGTTCTTTATCAAGTCTAACTTGGTATTCATCTGACCATGGCAACGCGCGCCAGGATATGCCTTCTATACACAATTCTCTCAGTGTCTTGTTCGATCTATACTTGATGTTAGTTGCCGATTGAATAGTTGCGTCGCATTCTTCCGCTAACCTGTCGGCCAGGAGAAACGATTCATCAGATATATCAATTTCATTTCGTAATGACCATTCATCTAAGATATGCATTGGTGATGGTCGATCATATCTATTACGCTTGGCTAATATTTCATAGACCGAACGATCATCTACATTGATCATATAGTTATCTGATACTGGCACTACTCTACCAGTTAATAGGTGACGCGCCGTAGCGGGATGTCCCGACGCTATTACTCCTGGCCCGAGTTTAGCCCTGGCGCCTAGTCCTGTAGTTCCACTAAAGATTATCACATCTTTACTGAACGAATTGAGATACTTGAATGGCAATCTAGGTAACATGTAGAAGTTGTGAGTGGCTTCCTCTATTGCTGAATAAATCTCTTTGAGACCGGAATTGTTTCTTGCTACTATTGGTAACCAAAATATGTTTTGTCTTCTCTCACGTTCTTCTGTAGAATATATGAATGCTAACTCAACACCAAATAATGGTTTGATACCGTATTTTTTGCAATACTTTGACCAAGCTACATGGCCGAATGTAGAGTTGCGATCTGTTATTGCGGCGGATTGACATTCTAATTCTTTGAGTCGTTGCGTTACCTTTTCAATAGGACCATAGGTCCAACCAAAACTATACTCTGTCCTGATCTGTAGTTGCGTTTTCATCTTTCACTCCGTGTATAGGGCAATCTTGGACAGTCCAAAATTTGCCATCTCCCAACCCATCACCGAAATTGTTATCCATTACTGGACAGAGACAACCTTGTCGTCTAGCAGCATCACTACCTGGATTTGGTATTTTTGGAGTAAATATGTTCATAGCCATTGCAGTTTCCTTTAGTTGCTTTAGATACGTTTCTTTGCGTTGTGCTCTAGCTTCATCGTGATTGAGACCGTTTCTTTCCCACCATTCTTCCAACGTTTGATCTTCTCGCAATAGGTGATGAAGTATCATGGTGCTATTTCTCCTGCCCACAATAATTGATATTCACCTGCCATTGTTGATTTAACTGGTAATCGCTCAACACGAACATTCCAAATACTACCATTCCATTCCCAAGATACAAGTATGCCTTGAGTATTAGATTGAGTGATTACTCTAGCGTGATGTTCTTGAATGTCCGCGCTTAACATCATACTCTGAATTCCACCATTTGTTTCTTGACCATTTCTTTGAACACTCTCACTAATGCTAATGTATCCGCTTCCGCTCTATGAGCCTCTTCAAATCTATGTCCTAACAATTCTTCATGCAAATCGCCTAGTCGCATACGATGTCCCTTGATCTTAAATATTTCTTCCACAGTGCAAATATTGTTAGGCGGCCAAGGGAATTGCGTGACTTTATTGATACGTTTTAGTTCATTTTCTAATACTCGTTTATCAAATTGTAAGTTGTGTCCTATTAGATGTGTTACTCCAACAAAGAAATTGGCTAGTTGTCTATAGTGTCCTGCAAATGGCTTCTGGCCGGAAACATCTTCATTAGTGATATGATGTATCTTGATTACTTCATCTGGTATTTGTATTGGAGGCTTAACTAAAGTTGACAATCTTGCAAATACATCGAATTCATAGTTTGTCTTTACACAAGATATTTCAACTATATGGGGTTGGTTAGATAGGTCTGCAGCTTCGATTGCTGTTAGGCCAGTAGTCTCTGTGTCCATAAAGATGATCATTCTTCAATACTTTCACCGTCAAGTTCATTAAGCATCATAGCATATACAGAAAGATCAGTCAAGGTATCTTCATCACTTCCTCCCTCCCAAGTATTTACATAACGGGTTATCTTGCCTAGTATTAGAGTGAGAACTGAAAATCTATTATAATCACTCGCATTCCTTAATGATACTCCATTAGGAAATAACAATGTCAATAATTCTCCTGTCCTTTTGTAACTGTCTCCATACATTTTGTTCTTATGATTATATAGATCAGCCGCCTCTAATAACATAGCAGGAACCATCTTCATTCATCTATCTCCCCATCTTCTGGTGGCGTTAGTTCGATTACCCAATATTCCGTTAGGTTTATTTCACCATATTCTTGTGCTGCCCCTTCATCTGGAAATGTTCCGTATATGTCGTAACCAGTTAGTGGATTGCCGGCTATTATTACATACATGTTCATTACTCCTGGCGCAGTATATCAAGATATTTCATTGCTGCCCAAGCCTCAGTTTCGTTTTGTGATTTGCCCGTTTCTTTCACCTCTTTGTTCAGTTGAATAGTGAAGTAACGTCCCAATGCCGTAAAAGCATCGCTATGTCTAGGCATGATAAACGTTAGTGCCCAAGGCCATATTTTCAATACTTCCTCTACCATCAATTTCAATACTTGAGCGTATTCATCTTGAACTCTTGGGCTAGAACGTTTCTTGACTAGATCAGAAAATGCTCTGAGGTTCATCTTCATACAGATATTGGTGAGAATATCGGTAGGCAACACACCACGAGCATCTTCAGGTTTAGCACCCATATTTATCAATTCACGATACGTTTCACTAATGTCATCCATAGACTGATCATATCTCGCCTGGGCATTGCCCTTAATAGACGGTCCAGTATGGTATTCGAAATCAGTCATATCAACTATACGCATAGCCTGTTGGGCAAATGAAGCTGTTCTTGTTCTTACCAATTGATGAGTAAAGGCACGCGATACACCTTCAATACAGAACGTCAGAGAACTGAACTCCCAACTGCTCGGTATGGTTGTAGACATATATTTCAATTCTTCCATTTTCTTTTCGCGAGGCCAAGATTTGATTTCATCTAATCCTTTTGGATTCATATTCAATCTTGTATTTTTCGTAAAGATCATTAGTTCAACCGCATCTGGAGTATAAGAGATGAGAGATACTTTCATTGTATTACCCTTTCTGACTGAAGCGATTGTAGTTGTTGCCTTTCATTCGCTCTGACATTTCTTTCC